CCAGGAAATGATTGATTTACAAACATCTACTAAGACTTATATCGCTGAAGGTTTTGTTTCTCATAATACAACGTTCATTGAGATTTGGATGCTAGATGAAATATTGTTTAATAAGGATCGTGAAGCTATTGCAATCGCCCACTTACAAAAGGAAGCAGTTGAGATTTTTGATCGTAAGATTGACTTCCCGCTCAAGAACATGTGTAAGTATCTTAAGGATGCGCTTTTTAGGGTGTCTCGAAACTCTGCGCGTAAGATTCAGGTTGAATTTGAAGAGGATGGAGATGACACAAATAAATCTAAATCGGCTATTTCGGTGTCTCTTTCAGGACGTTCAGGAACATTCCATTATGCGCATATTTCGGAGTATGCCCCGATGTGTGTACAGTTTCCAAAGCGAGCGGAAGAAGTGAAGCTCGGAACATTCCCAGCAGTACCTAAGACGGGATATATTTTTATTGAATCTACAGCGGAGACAATGGCGGATGATTTTTATAAGATGTTCAATGCGGAATGGTATCGGAGAGATGGTATGGAACCAGCAGATACACAGTATCGGTTTTTACCACATTTTTATAACTGGACATGGGATGAGAGCGAAATCAATCAGGTAAGAAAAATCATACCTGTTGAAGAGATGGAGGTATGTCCTGAGATTGACTGGAAGATGTATCAAGACGAACATGACCTTACAGATATTCAGATGACGTACTATTACATGCAGTGGGAACAGATGGGACGTGATGTACGAAAGCTCAATCAGCAGTATCCTACGATCCCTGAGGAGGCATTTCTAGCATCAGGACAGACATACTTCCCGACAAAGAAGGTGGCACAGCTGAAGACAAAGGCACAGAAGGGGAAGCGGTACGATATACTTAACTCTGAGATTATGGAGAACCATTATGGTGATCTTGAAGTATTTCGTAAACCTGAGAAAGGTGTCAATTATATTATTGGAGGTGATACTGCTGAAGGTTTAGCACATGGAGATAGCCAGATTATGGTGGTGATTAACTGTGTGACAGAGGAGATTGACGCTGTGTATAAGAGCCAGATTACGGCGGATGAATATCCGAACTTAGCTATAGGTCTTGGTAAGTATTATAACAACGCATTACTTGCAATTGAAGCCAACTTTGAAGGACGGTGGATTAACTCAGCTATTGTAGGAATGGGGTATCCTAATGTATACTATCGTCAGGCATTTGATGATATTACAAAGTCGATGACGAAGACATACGGATGGTTAACCAGTGGTGGAAGAAGTGGGACACGAGGAACTGCTCTCATGTCACTTAAGGCAATTGTATTACGACCAGAAGAACGTCAGTTCCCTTTAGGACTTTTAGAGGAAATGGAATCATTTGTCATGGATTCAAAAGGAAGGCCAGCAGCATTATCAGGAAAGCATGACGATCTCATTATGGCATCAGCAATTGGATATGCAGTACTCTTCCAGCAAGGAAAACAGATCAAGGGATCTGAGGAACAAGGAAGTACAAGTCTCATGAGTACGGTATGGGGCGAAAGTGATGTTGTTATTTTTTAAATTTAAATGTATAATATAATTATGGAAAAACAAAAGTCGGCCGACATGAAAAATACAACTAAAGATCAATCAACTATCGACTTCTTAGCGAAGAAAAAGAAGGAGATGAAGGAATCACAGTATCGAAAAAGATTCGATAATCTTTGTGATGAGATTCGTGTTAACTTGGTGAACACAGCTGTTTCATACGGACAGAAACTTTATGAACGTTCTTCATGGGGTTCTGTTATGACCTACACAAAAACTGCAAACGGTAATACAGATATGAATGTGTACCCACAGAAGTTAACAGGACGTGACCAGAACAACTCTGGTGTCCCTGTGTCTCAGGAACCTATTGCATTTTCTAAGATCATAACAGCTGCTTCAGTATTAGGTGGAAAACTACCTGATGCAACAACATTCTCAGACTCTCCTGTATACGCGAAAGCGGCATATGAACTATGGAAACGAGGATGGCGAAACCGACTCGCGAATGGAGACAATACACTTATCACAGTATTTCAGAATCTGTTTACATATGGAGTTGCAGCATGGCGTGTATACCCACGACGTGTTCAGGTGAAACGAAAAGGAGTTGATAAGATTCTTTTTGATGATGTATATCGTGAACCAATGGATATGGAACGAACATGGTTAGGTATCGGATCAAATAACTATGATTTGTTTTCACAGATGGAGGTTTATTATGAAAAGGATATGCCAAAAGATTTGTTCATGGAAATGTATCCAAGTGCAGTAGGACGAGATGATGAACTTGATTATTGTTGTGGTGTTAGTGAAGAAGCACGTAATGAAAATACAGACAAGGAACGTACTAGTGTTACTATTGGATACTATGAAGATGTTCTTACAAATCGATTCATTGTTGCATGTGGTAAAATGGCTATTTATGATGGTGAGCTTCCGAATGATGACTCTTATGGTTCTGTTGTTACTGCACGATGCTTTGCACGAGGTATGAATGACCCGTATGGTGTTGGATTATATGAAATGATGCGTGGAAACACAGCGTTGTTTACCTACTTGAACTCATTGAATGCACAGCAGGTTGAGGCTGAAATTTCACCACTCATCTTTGGAGCACAGGTTCAGAATGGAACAGGTAGTTATCGTCGTGGTCCGAATATTGTAAACCCTAAAACACCAGGAACAACACTTGATGTTATTAAGACCAGTGGAAACTTGCAAGCTGGTATCATGTTCGCAGACAAACAGAAGCAAGATATTGAGGATAACACAGGTGTTAACAATATTATTGCAGGATCATCATCAGAAAATACACTCGGTTCAACAGTTATTTTGAAAGAAGCTGCACAAAATCGATTAATTATCCCTCGAAACAATGTTATTGATGGATTGGAACTTGATGCACTTATTTCAAACTCATGGACTAAACAGAAATTCTCTGTTGATCGTGTATTTATGATTAATAACGATGAAGATCTTCAAGAGTTTAAGGCTCAGAACCCTGACTATTATGTTGAGGAAAAGGAAGTCATAGGAGATGATGAAGAATTTAAAGGGTATGCTATTGTTGCATCACCTAATTTACGTTTAAACTTTGATTTCGATGAAGATGGAAAACTTATTGAGGATGTACCAGAGCGAAAAATATCTGCGAAGGCATTTTATGACCAGATGGCGGACTATGGACATCTTTCTCCATATATTGACTTCGTTATTGATCCAAATTCAATGCTTTTACCGTCACAAGAGATTCAGAAACAGCAGTATTTACAGTTATATCCTATCATTCAGAACTCTCTAACACAGATATTCGCGTTACGAATGTCAGATCCGCAGGCTGCGGCAAGTCAATTGAAGACATTCGAGTGTTTATTGAAAACATACAAAGAAAATGTATTTGATTACATTTCTAAAAATACGTATGATGAGATTATGGCACAGCAATTACCAGAATCACAGATGGCTATGCAGCAAATTAATAAGCAAATGAATCCAGAGGAAGCTGGAGAGGCTCCAGGTCAGTCAATGACAGAAGATGGAACAGACCCATTACAGCCACAAGCTCCAGAAGAGATGGCTCGACCACAAGGTCCTTTGGGTTCGTCAGTTGACGCGTCTCTAGGATACGCTGCGGCAATGCCAATGACACCTAATAAATAATTATTATGCTTACTAAGCAAGAAAAACTCGATGTAGCTCAAAGTGCTATGATTGATAATGCAATTAGCATACTCGGTGAGTGTAAAACACCATTTACAAGCGTTGTAGCTGACACAGAACACAAAACAGTTGTCAATGCAGTAACACTTGAGGTTGAAGCAGCGTTAATAGGCCGATTTATTACTAAATTACAAAACTATAAAGACGGAATCTATGAAGAAGAACACTAAAACAGGTCTGACATCAGACCAAGGAGATTATAAGGTTTCTATCAAGTATTCAAAGAAAGCAATCGCGGAGAAACTTATCAAGTTTACCGTTGGTGATAAGTCTTTTGAAATTTCATCAGATAAGCTGATTGAACTACTTGCTAAATATGTTGGAAGTGAAGAACTTTCACCTGTATTTGTAAATACCGAACGTATTAACGTAGTATTCGTTAAACGAAACATCCAAGCACAACTTGACAGAGACTTTAAAGCTGGTGAAATTATAAACATGGAATATCAGCATCCATACCCTCTTGAATTTGCACTCATCGAAGAAGCATACAAGATAGCGGCAGTAAATCAAGAACGTGAAGGAGTTATTGTTACACCAGAGTTATTGAAACAAGTCAAAAGAGATACTCCAAAGCAATCAGAGCATTTCATAAAGTCATTCTACAAATCATTTAAAAATTTGATGTTAGGAGACAGTTCCTAACACATTACTAGTAAAGAACCCGTCATGGGCGGATACCCATGTTTTCTTACTATGGCAACTAAAATTGCAAAGAATCAAATCGCAGTGGCTGATGAAGAGACAAAGAAGGTTATGATTAAGAACTCAAAAGGAGAGATGGTAGAATATACTATCGTTCCTCAGGTTCTTAAAAATACCAGAGGTGAAGATGTCCCTGTTGAAGATTATTTCTATGCTAAAGATGGAGAAACTGCTATCGCTCCTAATTTCTTTAATACCTCATGTGGTTATCCTACTGATCGAGATGATCTTATTGAAATTTTCGATAAGGTTTTCAAACCAGAAGATAACTTCTTGCTTTTAAAAGCAAGAGACAAAGAAGTTTACAGTGTTCTCGTACCTCTTAAATTTACTGATTTAATTGGTCTCGATAATGACTCAATTCTAGGTGATTATCAACTACATGCAATGTCATTTATTCCTGATGGAAGTGTAAATTACGAACGATTTAAATCGAAAGTAAAAGAAATTGCAAAGATGGTGAAATATAATAGTTAAGACCGCTTGCATTATTTTTTAATAGGTCGTATAATATTACTATGTAGATCGTTTCATCCCGCGATAGTGGATGTACTACATTCTTATGGAAGAAGAAAACATTGTTGCTGAATCAGTTGTTGTCGATGACGAAAAAGAACTTGATGACATGATTGCTGCAACAGCACAGGCTGTAACCGAGGGTGGCGTACCACCTAAATCCACAGAAATACCAGTTGTTAAAACTGATACGGTTGTGGAAGTTCCTACTGCCGAGGGGACTACTCAGGGAACTGAGAACCAACCAAATGATCAAGTACAGTACGATTTGAAAGTTCCTGTAAGAGGAAAGTTTGAATCAGAAGAATCATACGCCGTACGCACGAATATTGCTGAAATGATTAAAGCAAAAGAAGCTGCTGGAACTGATTCTGAAAAAGCTGTTATCTCTGAGGAACTTAAAAACTTCCGAAAAGAATTTGGTCATTTGATAAACAACAACAGGTCTCAATTATCAACTTATGATAATAGTACACCCTCGGATGTTACGTCAGATGATGACGATCAAGCTACTCCTGTAAGTCTTGAAGATGTAGACGCTTATTTTAATCAGCGAATGCAGGCTCAAGAAAATAAACTTGTTACTGAAACTTTTTTCAATAAATACCCAGAGTTTACTGATACAAATGTCCGCGATGTTTTTATTGATTTCTTTGATTCCAACTATAAAATAGAAGGAAAAACAGGAGGTCAATTAAGACAAGTTTTGGAGCTTGCTCGTGATGCTATGTTCAAACCGAACCAAAGCATTCAAGAGCGTGTTCTCAAAGGAGCGAACGTCCAAGAAAAAGTAAACGCTATGCAATTCCCAGGTGGAACAATTGTTCGTCCAGGATTAACTCCTGATCAGCAACGTTCTGTTGACGAAATGGTTAGCACGGGTCTTATGTCAGAAGATCAGGCACGCAAGATTATTTTAGAGGATTAAATTGATGCCATACAGAGAGGAGGTATTATTATCAATATCTCCTTTTTTATATGTCATTTATTCCTGTAGTGAAGGCTGGTCCTTCACGTTCTCGAATCGTTGTCGATAAAGCAACAGGAACTGTTATTACGGAACTTCAGGTTATCGTAAAAGCAGCTTCAGGGCTTTCTGCTCCAGCGACTTCTGCTGCAACTCGTTCACAAATTAAAGGTATCTCTACTGAATCAATCAGTGCTGGAGACGCTTTGACTACACTAGGTATCGATCAAATCTTTGAAAACGATACTTTTCTCGCTGATACTACTAACAACTCTAACGCCGCTCACACAGGTCAGCGTATGGTTCTTACTGACTCTTTGACAGTAAACAACACTGGTACTGATGACGCTAACGGAGTGGTCGAACAAATGGCAGTCGTCGGAGCTGCTGCGGACAAGAAGATTCTTGTACGATTTGTTTAATAATTTAACATATTTTTTAATATATGGACGGCTATTTAAATGGTTACGCAACTATTGTTAACAATGTTCTTAAAACACTTGTTCCAAAAGTAAGCGTTGAAGACAAAAAAGAATATTTGAAGTACATGAACAAAATTGTTCACAATGAACGAATCTATACTGACCTCGGTGTTACTGGGCTTAGTATGGCTGAAATCATTCCTGATGGAGCTATTGCTGCTTCAGATGCTCCGATTCAAGGATTTTCAAAGAACTATACTCAGGTATTGTTCTCTAAGAAAGTTCGTATCTCATACCTATCTAACTATTTTCTCTTTACCTCTGAACTCGCGAAAGTGAAACCAATGGTTAAGGCGAAAATCATGGATGGTATGAACTCAATCGAGCAGTCTAAGAGTTATCTTGGTCAGGCTCACTTGGCACAAGGATGGGGAACTTCATTCTCATGGGTTCCATTGAACGGTGTTGGTACTCCTACACTTATTTCAACTCTTGGAGCTGATGGTGTTGAATACTGGTCACAAGCTCACCCTCGTGAAGATGGAGGTGCTACATGGTCAAACGTCGTTGTAGACGGTCTTACACCATCACCTGCATTTGAATACTCACCATTGCTTGCTGCTCGTCGTCAGGGATCTCTGATCAAAGATGGACGTGGTAATCCAATGATGATTGATTTCAATACATTGATTGTTCGTTATGGTTCAAACGCTGCTCAGGTAGCAAAAGGTATCAAAGCTACAATTGATAAAGGAATCGCTCCAGGTCAGACAAACATCTTCAACAACGCTCCTCAAACTTCTACGTTTGAAATTATCGAGCTTGCATCATGGGGAGGTCTTGGTCTTACAGGACTTATGTGGTTCTTGACTGACCGTAACCAAATGAATGAAAACTTTGGATTCCAGTACATCGAAGCAATGCCTACTCGCGCAGAGCCAGTATTCTACGATGCTCCAGGAAACCAGGACTTCATCTCTAACTTCAACTCTATTGCTATCATGGGTGCGTCAGATCTACGCACATGGTTAGCTTCAGCTGGAGACGGAGTTACTGTCTAGTTCTTAGTTAATCCACTACGCAACCAAATTCGTTTGGTTTCGTGATTGGATAGGCTAATCTATCCTCTATAATTTTTTATGTTAACAGGTATTCATGAAGGTAAAATAAGCATGCCAGTTGATATTAACTCTTCAGGGGATAATATCATCATCACTGGAGACAATGACTCTTGGATTTATGTCCATGAGCTTATTGGAAGTGCAGACGTTGCAGTTACATTGACAATACAATCTGGTACACGTGACCAAGGAACTTTTGAATTATTAGCAGGACAAGGACTTACTGTTGACGATATTCCTGGTGATGATGGAGTTCCACGATTTAAATGTTACCCAGGTGAAGACTTTATTATTAACCTTTCAGGTGTTTCACAGTTCACAGGAAGCTGTGTGTATTCACGACGCTACTAAATATTATGACACCCGATCAAATACATTCATTAAAGAGCTGGTCAGAAGAGCGAGATACTATGCTTGCGGAACTTTCCCTATTACGTTCTGAAAAAGAACTTATTTCCAATGACTGCAATATGTTGGGTGAAAATAAAGCTGCATTGATGACTGATATTTCACGTCTCAAAGGGAGTATTGAAATCATGGAAGAATATGAAGAAGAACGAGCAAACACCATGTCTCATGACTTGGTTGCTTTGACGATTGAAAAAACAAATCTTGAGAATACTCTTTCATCTCTCTCAAAAGAAATAGAAACAGGGGTTGCAAAGAAGTTAGAAATTGAAACAAGTCTTTTCAATCTTGTTCCTGTGTATGAGCGTGTTACATGGCAAATTAATCAATTGACTGAAACTGTTAATACGGTTGTAACAACAAACAATGAAGGAACTAGGGAGTTAAATATTCTTATAGGAAAACTTAAAGAAGTTATTACGAATGAAAGTATTAACAATCAAGTTACTACACTTACAGAAACTGTTCAGAAAGGACTTGAAGTAAATACTGAAAGTGTTAGAACATTGAATAAATCGGTCGTAGAATTACAAAAAATATTAAACAAAGAAGAAACATATGTCTTACCTATCGAATAAATCAGGTAGTGCTTCAGGAGGACTGATTTATCAGGGTCTTTGGGATGCAAATACAAACACACCTACACTTACTTCAGGTGTTGGTACTATTGGTGAATATTACGTTGTATCTGTTGCTGGTACTACAAACTTAGATGGTATAACTGATTGGGGTGTAAATGATTGGGCAATATTCAATGGTGTTGAATGGCAAAAGATTGACAACAGTGAAAATATTGGATGGTCAACCACTGGAAACGCGGGTACGGTCGCAGGTACCAACTTCATAGGTACGACCGATGCGGTTGATTTCGTCGTGAAGACGGACAACAACGAAACGGCACGATTCAAGGTAAATCGCGCAAAACAGATGGGGGACGGGGATGTGGCATCTGGCCTTGCAGCCTTCACGACTGGTACGGCGACGCTTGCGACTTCCGAAAACTCCTCCGCTGGAGGCGCTAACACGAAATCGATTCTCGGAAATTCAAAGTCATGGGGACAGGAATCGACAGCTGGAAAAAGCCTGGCGCTCTACGATAACGGAGGCTTTATCTACGATGCGACACTGGGAGAGCTTTACCTTACTGATGACCAGTCAGGCATTGTAGGTACTGAACTCGTGTACTACTCTTACGCGGACCTTGCCTATTACAAGGCTACGGTTGCAACGGCAGCATTCACGACGTTCACCACCGTTACGTTCGTTTCGCCAATCGGCGCGACATCTGAATCGCCGAATGCCCTGTCGTTCGTTTCAACCGTAAACGACGAATATTTCAACACGACCGCCTTCGGCGACAGGTCGTTTTCAGGAGGTCTGAACTCAACGGCTTTCGGAAGCATCTCAAGGGCTATTGGAAAGGATTCTACGGCGTTCGGTTCCGAAACAACGGCTTCTGAACAGACATCGACGGCATTCGGAAGCAAGACGACGGCAAGCGGTGAGTCTTCCACGGCATTCGGAGCAGCTGCACAGGCTTCAGGGCAGGCATCTACGGCATTCGGAACCAAGACAAACGCGTCAGGTAACAATTCTACAGCTTTCGGGTTTGAAACAGATGCCACAGGAACAGGTTCCACATCGTTCGGCAATAGGTCACTTGCATCAGGGAATTATTCATTCGCAACTGGTGCGAATACGGAAGCAAAAGGGGTATATTCGTCTGCAAGTGGACAGGATACCAAGGCTGACGGAGTATTGTCATCAGCATCTGGGTCAAATACATATGCGGCGGCTACAATCTCATCTTCCGCAGGAATCTCGACAGGAGCAACAGCTGGATGCGCAAGGTCCTACGGGGATACAACTGTTGCAGGTATGTCCATTCCGCTCTACGACAACGGAGGAAAGTTCTACGACGTGGCACTCGAGGAGATGTACGTCGACGGCGACCAATCGTCACTTGTTGGAAATAAGATATTCTACTACTCTGGGACCGAATCGGCACTTTACAAGAACCTTGAGATACTAACGGCTACATACACAACGTTTACGACCTTTACGTTCACGACATCATTTGCAGGAGCCGACGATATTGCAAACAGAAACTCGTTTGTATCGTTAGTCACGGACGACATTACAAATCCGACATCATCTGGTAATCGAACATTTGCAGGTTCTGACAACTCGACCGCCATCGGATTCAACACGAAGGCTTTCGGAAGCTCGTCCCTCGCGGCAGGTATCGGAAACCACGCAATGACAGAAGGCGAAACGGCAATCGGAACGTACGGAACGGACTACGTCCCTGCTTTAGACAAAAATGACAGGGTGTTCAACGTAGGAAACGGGACTAGCGATGCAAAACTTTCGGACGCGTTCACCGTACTCAAGAACGGCAAGGCGGGTATCGACATGGACAACTTCGAGACTACGACTTCCGGGGCGAAGCTCCAGGTGAACGGCTACATCGCGCAGACGTTCCAGAGGATCGACGTCACGACGACGTTCGACGCCGAAACGATGCCGAGGTTCCTGAACGTTGACAACAGCTCGACGGCGATCGTCGTGACGATACCAGAGGCCGCAACCGTCGTAACGGACGGAATCACAGACCAGAAGATCGTTTCCGAGTTCACCATCACGCTCGACGGTTCGAACCTTTCCAACCTGGTGACCATCATTCCAGCCGACCCTGGAGGGACGATCAACGGCGCGGCGACGTACAACCTTACTGGCGGAGCGCCCTACCAGTCGATAACCATTTATCCGGACGGAAGCAACTGGTTCATCTCATAGCAGGCGTATGGCACACACACCATTACCTTACAGGTCGTACCAGGCATTGGTAACGCAGTCCGGAACGTCCGCACCGACTGTCGACGTCAGGCAGAACACGCTCGGGACGACGGTCTCGTGGACCAGGACCGGCGTAGGCCTCTACAAGATGACCGCCGCGGACCCGGTCTTCACGTCAGGGAAGACGGCGATCATAATATCCTCGCCGAAGCTGCCGCTCGTGTCCGTTTCAGAAAACGGAGCCGGTGCGTCGACCACGGTGCGTATCATCCAGACCTTCGTCAGTTCGGTCGTCGCGACAGTACTCACGGCCGTCGCGACCGACGGACTCATGAACAGCATGCTCGTAGAGATAAGGGTCTATTACTAGCTAAACCGACACCATATGGCAAACAACACGCAGAAAAAACCAATACCGGTAAACGAGGGAGGAACCAACGCGGCAACCGCTGTGGCCGCAAGGAACAGCCTGGGAGCGGCAAGCGTCCTGTCGGCCGTACTTACGGCTACCCAGGACAACAGCACCGTCACGCCTGCGGTCCTTACTGGGCATACGTTCACTATCCCTCCTGGAAAGACCGGAACCATACAGGGAACGCTCATATTCACCGCGGCTGCAACAACAACCGGGGGGGCCTATGGGTTGCGCGTCGCGCAGGAAGCGGCCGCGGACGGGAACGCCCAGGGTTCGGCATTCGTAACGGTGAACCTTTCGAGTGCCGCAGCCGCAACAGGGCTTTCGGACGGGGACTCGTTCAACGTCGCGGCAGGTGCCAGTTCGTTCTTCGAGGTGCTGGGCACGGCAACAGTCGCAGGCAACAACGCCGCATTCATGAACTCGGTGATAAAGAACCAGTCGACCAACAAGAATGTCACTGTCACCCTTGAATTCAGGTCTGAGGTAGCCGCAAGCCTCGTCCAGGCACAGATAGGAACCGCGGCGACGTGCGTAATCTCATAAACCTATGACACACTCATTCACAAACAAGTCAGGCAGCACGTACGAGTTCAAGTACGTCCAGGAGGACGGGAGTTTCTCAATACTCGACATTGACGCTTCGGCATCGGAAACGAACCAGGCGATAGTGGACCTGCTGCTTTCGGACGTATCGAAGGTGGCCCAGTTCGCGTCCATGATGGACACGTTCCCGTCGTCGGCATACGAGGAGTTCGCGAAGGCAAACGGCATCTTGTAGTACTGTAGGGCATCCCATTACTGGGGTTTCCTATCAGTCTTATAAAGACTGTATTATTAATCTATGAGTAAGGATGAAGTATTTTCAATAAAAGAGATCCTTGAAGAACACATGAGTAATATGAAAGACTCAGTTTTAAGAATACATGAATCATTAAAAGATGTTCAGGACACAGCTAATCAAGGACTTACAATGTCAACTACTACTAGCAATAGTATAAAGACAATAGAAAGTGCTATATCTGGAATAACACAGATTATAAAAACACATGATATTATGTTGGTAGAAAATAAAACTATTGCAGATCAAACTAAAAAAATAAGTGATAGAAACTGGAGTATTGTAAAATGGTCTGCACCTTTTATATTTGGGTTTCTAGGATGGGTAGGATTCTTGTATGTTGAACATATGAAAGCTACTTTAGTAGATGAAACAAGTTCTAAAGTAGTTCAATTAATAGATGATAAATATAATCCTCGTATAGAGAATGAATAATATATATGGAAAAACAAACAATTATTTTACAAAAACCTAAGAAAAAAGTTCTTATTTTAACTAAGAAGAAAGATATAATAAGACCTCCTAAAAGTCTACGAGACATGTACGTGTAATCTTTTTAAGGAATCTAATATGTTAGGTTTCTCATAAAGGATTATTAATAAAATCCTTTAATATTAATTTATGTCAACACGAACCGAGTACCCACCATTTAATGGTAATGTAGGAAAATTCCTCCGCGTTAATGCGACTGAAACGGATGCTGAATGGCAGTCGGCTGTTCCTGGTACAGGAGTTGCTACTGTTACTGGATTAAATACTAATAATACTGATCCATTAAATCCTATTGTACAAATTTCAGTTGATGGAACTACTATTACTGGATTAGGTACTCCCGCAAGCCCACTGGTTGCCTTAGGTGGTACTGGAGGCGTTGCTTCTGTTACTGACGATGGTGCTGGTATTATTATTGTTGATAATACTGACCCAATAAATCCAGTGGTTGGTATTGATACAACAGCTCTTGCAACAGACACTTCTTTTGTAACAAACCTTGAGCCTTCTCTTGATTTAAGCAATATAGGTGGTACTATCGACTTAGATACACAGGTTACTGGTACTATTGATTTAGCTACACAAGTTAATGGTACACTTCCATTAGGTAATGGAGGGACTGGATCAGCATTAACTGACCCTGGAAGTGATGGAATCATGGGATGGGATAATACTACTAACCAAACAAGATTCTTCTCTATAGGTACTGGACTATCATATGATCAAGGTACCAACACATTGTCATCTATAGCAACAGGTTTTGTAGAATCAGTAACAGGTAATGGTGTAGATAATACAGACCCATTTAATCCAATAATCAAAACAGCTAATTCAACAACTGAAGGTACATTATCTGCTGCTGATTGGAATAAGTTTAATGATAATGTAACTACTTATGATTCTGCTAGTATTTACTCAAATAGTGGATTCAGTGCTCCATATGGAGCTACTACTGATATTGTTTATACTGCTAACTCTTATAGTTCTACACTTGTGTCAGGAACTCCAGCAAGTGGTATATTTACACTCCTAAAAGATTGTAATACGTTAAGAGGATCATTTTGTGCAACTGTGACGAAATTGTCTACTGACAATACAATAGCTACAAATGGTGTATTCAGGGTTTATGTAAATGGTGTTGTTGTTACTACTACTTCTGATATGTCATTTACTGATCTTGCTGATACTACTGATAAACAACGTTCAAGTCCAATGTCTAAGTCATTTATTCTAAAAAACCTTGTTATAGGAGACACTGTTCAAATTAAGTTTATTAGTTCTTCTGGATCAGGTGGTTCAGGATATAATATTTCGTTTCCACAATTAACACTTGAAAGATTAAAATAAAGATATATGTTTCCTTCTATACTCATAAAACATAATATTGGAAATACGATAACCATCCCTAATCAGTTGGATATTCGTACTAAGACATTTTCTTCAAATCTTTATTTAACAGGTGCTACAACAATACCTGTTGAAAATGCGTCTGACTTTACATCAGGTGCAAATATATTATTGTTATTAGGAAACTTAACTAATGAAAATGCTGAGATTGTAACATCGACATCACATACAACAACAGCGTTTACTACATCAGCTACAATTCAAAATCACTCACGTGGTGAGATTATTCAAGAAATACTGTGGGATAAAATTCAGATATTCAAGTCATCTACCATCGATGGTACATATACACAGCTTGGTTCAGATATTTCTATTGCAGTAACACAAATGAATACGATAACATTTGATACGATTGGTCTTGCTTCTGACTATTACAAAGTACGATGGAAAAACTCTGAAACAACATTAACATCTGACTTCTCAAATCCTATCAGTGTTCTTGCATACCCTCTTACATCACCTGGTTATATGTTCAAGTCAATTAAATTGCTATTTGGTATTCAAGATAATGATAAACAAATAAATACTGAATTCCTTTTAGCTGCATTGAACGATGCTCGAACATTTATGGCTACAAAGCTATATGGTATCCGTCAAGATTGGCAACAAAAATTCAATCACCCTATTAAAGTTCTTGCTGGTTCAAATTACATAAACTTACCAGATGATATTGACTTTGATAAGACTGACCGTTCTCTCTTATCTGCACGTTTCCTCGTAAATAATATTCTTGTTCCTTATAACATGAGATATGTTGACAAACGTTCATGGAACCAAATAGCTTACTATTCAACAGGAGGGATTATACAGTCACCTGTATCTATTGGAGCTACCTCTATCACGGTAAATAGTGTAGGAGACTTTGCATCACAAGGTGGTTCTGCTCAAATAGCTACAACAGATTTCGATCAATTAGTTATGAGTATTGAATATACCTCAATTGACTACACAACAAATCAACTTCTTGGTGTTACAGGTGTTACACGAGCAATACCTTCAGGTACACAGATTTGGGCACGTGCAAGTATGAACCAACCAGTATATTACACGGTGTTTGATGATAAAATATACTTTAGTTCAATTATCCCAAACAGCATGCAAGGAACTAATTGTTATATAGATTACTACAAGAAAATGGTACCTATCTCTGAACTATATGAAGAAATACCTGAACATTTTCGTGAAGCGTATAAACCATATATTAGATGGGCAATTAAATATCGTAAAGATATTACATTACCGCAATCAGATCCAGATCTTGTAAAATTTAATGAAAATATTGAATCTGTATTTAATAACCTTTATTCAGGACAAGATACTATTATCATTACTAATTAATCTTCACTTAGCTCCTTTATGGGGGCTAGGATGAGGATTTCCTCACATATATGGCAAAGACAATTACTGATATTAAAATACCTTATCCTGTAGAAGGTCTTATTCAATCAATTCAGATGAATGATACCATAGCACCTGAACAGTCATTATCAACAGCAGTTAATGTTGTTTTTGATCGTATTGGAGCTATAACAACAAGATTAGGGATAACATCTTTTGCTACATCTTTAGGAGGTAAGATTATAACATTAGGAAAGTACTCTCAAAACGCCTCTTCAAATCGTCAATTATTGGCACAGGTAGGGAATACAATAAGTGCATGGAACGGTACAACGTGGACAGCTGTACGCACACTTACGAGTAGTACCAATAAAGCTCGATATTCACAATTCCTTAATTACACTTACACAGTAAATGGTTCAGATGCTGGAGGTGATGCAATTCAAACATACGATGGAACGACCTATGCAGCTACAAACGTTGGAACACTTCCGAAAGGAGACTACGTCCAAGCTGGTTTTGAAGGACGTGTATGGGTTGCTGATGCAACTACTGACCGACTTTATTATTCTGATATTGTGAGTGCTGGTGGTGTTATTACAGGTGGATCTGATTACATTGAAAAACTCTCTCCTCAGGATGGAGAATCGTTCACAGGACTATTTCGTGTACCACGTGCATTACTCGTATTCAAACAGAATCATATCTTCCGTGTATATGGTGCAACATCTCTTGATCCGTACCCTGCGTATAACGTAGGTACATTCTCTCAGGAGTCTATTGTCGAAGCTAAGAATGGTATTTATTTCCACCACTCATCAGGATTCTATTGGTTCCAATATGATGGCCAACCACAAGAAATCTCACGTCGTATTAAGGGATATGTAAATGCAATTCCTCGTTCATATTTTGAAAATGTTACTGGTGCTTATGACGGAAAAGATAATATTACATGGTCAATAGGTCCTGTAGTAGTAGAAGGAAAATCATATAATAATTGTCAGGTACGATACACTATATCAACACAAGTATGGACTACCTATGACCTTTCTTCAAGTATTGTGCCGACTGCTATGTTAACATATGATTCTGGCAACATTATTGCTCAGATTGTAGGAACAAATAGTGGAGGTGTCTTCCAACAGGAATTAGGTATCAGTGATAATGGTGAAAAGATATATTTTGAATGGGTTACACGATGGGTATCTTTTAGTGATATGTGGAGTATGCGGAAACAAGTAAGTGGTATTATGATTAATCATCAGAATGGTTCTGGAACATTGTTCCAATATCAGACAGATAAAGATTTAGAGAATCAATGGAATGATATAGGTACTCTTGATGAAGATTATTCTTCACTATTCCCTGCATTTCAGAGTGATGATTTTAACAGAATACGGTTTCGAGTTTCAGGATTTACACACGGTACACAGATAGTATTTGACGGCTTAGAGATTGATACACTTATTAAACTAGGTGCTAAATATAACTAATATATGTCTACACTCGAAGAAAATAACTTTGATAGATACATCTATAGAAATAACCAGAACTCTATGTCATCGTATTTAGGTGGTGACAATAGTCAAAGTTCAGGTTCAGGTGGATCAGGGTCTGGCGCATCTAATGGACTACAACCTGGTAGTAATCCTGTTCAAGGAACACTTATACAATCATCAGGTTCAGATAATCGTGTTGAAATAAATCCTGATGATCACTTTTATGCTTATCGTGATGGTAATGTCGTTGTATCAATAAGTAGAGATGGAATAACAGGAGAGACTGGTGTATTTGATGAACTATCAGTAAACAATAACTTTGTATATAACGGTATAGATCAACCAGTTGTATTTACAGGAATTATAAATTCAGATGGTACATCTACAGATTTGCCTTCAGGTTGGTCATCTTCACTGTTCGGTGTCGGTACATATACATTTACACATAACCTAGGTTCTATTGACTACAAAGTATTTGCAGCACCTATTGATGGTCATTTTAGATACAGGGTAGCCGCACGAACATTGAACACTGCTATTATTACTTGGCAACAAACAAATTATGTTACAGCATCGTTCCCTGTTTCAGGTGGAGGTGGAGGGTCTGTATCAGTTTCAGGAGTCCGTGATTCAGGTACACCAGAGGTCGGTGTGGATACCGCATTTGAGTTCGTACTACTATATTATCCAGCTTAATTATGTTATAATATAAATATATGGGAAATTTAAAACTCGGTTCACGAGGAGAAGATGTTAAACAAATTCAGCAATATTTAAAGGATCAGGGTCTTTACTCTGGTGCTATTGATGGTATCTATGGGCCAAAAACAATGAGTGCTATTCAACAAGTTCAACAAAGAGGAAATATTAAAGTAGATGGTATAACAGGACCACAAACGATGGCTTATATTAATAGCCATAAGAATACTGTAAATGGTCTTCAACAAACTCTCTCAAATCCAGCTGTTGCATCTGCGATAGCTAGTGATCCTATTGCTTCAGATTTTACAAATAAAATATTGAATGGAGACTATTCAGGATTAAAAGATGCACAAGGTATGCCTTATGATCCTAATTATGTTCAGTCAGTATTTAATCAGTCTGATGCTGAACTAGCTCCTGCATATCAGCAAGAACAAGCTAAAGATACAGGTGATGTAGAGTCTCAACTTGGTCTTGTGCAACGAGAATATGATCGATACCTATCAGGTCAACAATCTGAGTTTAAATCAGATAAAAATGCTCTTGATACTAACGCTGCTCGTAATGGTATTCTATTTTCAACAGGACGCATGCAAGATGAGTCAAATCTTCAAAATAAATATGCATCAGCTGATGCTGCACAACGAGACAAGGTGCAAAAGAGTATTGGAGATACAGCACGAGAGTATCAATATAAATATGGAAATTCTCCTACTGCAAATCTTTCAAGTTTATTTAACCTAAGTACTGGAAATAATTATAATGCAAGTACCCCACGGAATAATGTTTCATCAGGCGGACTAGCAGCAGTTTACAATGCAGGTTCAAATAACTTCTATGGTACGAATCCTCGTAAGCAGAAATACGAAGCAGCTGTACGTGCTAGTAACAAACTTGGTGCATATACTAATCAAAGGTCGTTAAATAGTTTCAATAATCAACTATAATTGTATGAGTTTACTATCAGATTACTACAAAAAATCACCTATTAATCTTAACAAAAGTACTCCGTCATCACTTGGTGCATTAAGTGGGCGTTTTGAGATTAATGATTTTGGTATACCTCAAATGAAAAAAAAGCCAGTTATTGCGATGAAACAACCGATTACCATAAACAAGAAACAATCTGTGGAACAACCTATTAAACTTAGTAGTAGACCACAGATGACACCAATGCCAATTACACAAGGACCTCTCCCACAAACTGCTACAGCTCTTAGTTCTGGTAATGATCCATTACAGCACACATTGAATTTGATTAGAGATGCACGTAATAGGTCACAAGGTCAGTCACAGCCAATGATGAATGAACCTATGTACAATGAACCTGTATATGATATGCCTGGATACAGTCTATCAAAAACAAGTATGCCTGAGTACAATATACCTACTGGTTCTCCTAGTCCTTCAGGATATATGATTGATGAATATGCAAAGAGTTGGGAACAGAATCCTGATGCTTCATCTCAAGAACTATTATATCAAGGAAACAATCTTAATGACGTTCGTAACAAGATAGCTACAGGTATTACTGATCCATATAATCTTGGTGTTAAATCAAATATTCCATTTACAGCTGATCAATTGCGTGGTATTGAAAGAGGAATGGCTGAATCTATAGATCCTGCAATTAACGATTTGAAGTCGCGTATTTTGAGCAGACAGAAAGAGGAAAATAGTAGTTCATCTTATAGTACAGGAGGGTTATTTTCTGGATTAGATGATTTTACAAAACGTGCAATATCAAACCAGCAAAATCAATTCGATGCTCTTGATACTACTAAGAGTCTCCGTAAACTAGGAACATCGATTGGTTCAATTATGGCTATTGATCCTACTACAAAGAATCCTGCACAACATCAAGCAATTATATATGAATTTGCAAAAGCTCTCGACCCTGAATCAGTAGTTCGTGAAGGAGAATATGCGACTATCAAGAAATATTCACAAGGGCTTGCTGATCGTTACCGTGGAGAAATAAAACAAGCGGTAAAGGGAAATGGATTTCTTTCAGAGTCAGCAATTAGATCTATTCAACAAGCTGCACAAACAAAGTACAATTCATTACTTAATCAATCGAAAGAGATTTCACGAGGTTACGTTAGGCAGTTGAACGAATCTTATGGACTTACACTACCAGATGATATAATGATTAATTATGAGGTTAGTGCTAATCCTGATTTTAATCAATCAGAAATTGATGGAAATAATGTTCCTCAATACAGAAGACTGCCTAATGGTACATACGAGGTTTTAACTAATGTTGGGAGCGGCACAAATAAAGCTCCAAAGGTAGTAGCTGGTTATGATATATCGTCATACGCTACTGACCCAAATCACGAACGGAAAGTAGCTACAATCTATCAACGTACACCACAGTTTAGAACAGCTTCAGATATTGACTCTGTAATTAAAACTGTTGCTCCAAAATCACGGATAACTGGCCAGATGGTAGCAACTGCTTCAAGTAAATATGGTGTTGATCCAAAGATGGTATACGCGATAATGCTTCAAGACTCGTCACTCGGTACTGCTGGAATGGGTGCAAGAAATAATAATCCCGGAAACATCGGACAGTTCGATAACTTAGGAAGACCAGTTGCTGGTTATCAAACATTACAAGGAGGTGTAGATGCAGTTGCGAAATGGCTTGCTAAGAAAAAAGTAAATCAGTCAAATTCAAATTACGCATAAATCTATGTCAACAATTCTTACTAAAGAACAATTTAAACAAAAATATGGTTTTGATCCTGAAACTGGTCCTAGTACTCAAGAGAGTACTGGGTTTGACGTTCCTCAAAAGAAAATAATGACGAGAGATGAGTTTAAGACTCAGTTCGGTTTTGACCCAGAAAGTGGTTCTGATACAAATAATGAACCTGAATATGGAGGATTTACTAAATTATTTAAAGACATTGGAGCTACTACAGACTACAATGTTAAAAAGGGTGAAGGAAGTGGTGTTGGAGGACGACGAACATTTGGAGAAGGAATGACTAACATTGCTAATAGTTTATCAGATGTTGGTACTGGTATCGCAAAGTCAATTGTACGTGCACCTGTAAATCTCGCACAGACATTCACACCCGATAAAATGTGGGGTGAAAACTCTCTCTTGAATAGTGAATCTGATCGTGCGAACGCATTTCGTGAAGCAACAAAAGGGAAGTCAGGATTTCAGAAACTTGGCGCAACTGCTGGCGATATTGGTCAAATGTTTATCCCAATTGGAGCTGTAGGTAAGGGAGTACAAACAGCTACAAAAGCTATACCAACTCTTGCAAATCTAGCATCTAAAACTGGTACTGTTGGTAAAGTAGCTCGTTTTGCACCTAAACTTGCTGCTGGACTTGCTGAGAATGCGTTATCTGATGCTATTATCGGTAAAGGACAAATGTATAACTCTGGTGGAGATTTGGTAAAATCTGCTGGTATTGGTGCTGGAGCTCAAGTAGGTCTAGGTCTTTTAGGTAAGGCTGGAAGGTTTGTAAAATATGCAGGCGAAGCTGGTGCTCTTAAACGAATGGATGATATTACTTCAGAAGCTCAGAAATACTTGAAACAAGTAGAAAATGGAACAGCAGATAAATTTGTTACTGGAGCTCTTGAACAAGCAGGTGTAGATTTTAAAAAGGCTTTTATGGATTTAGCAGGTGAAGCAAAAGGTAAATTACCTGAAAAAATAAATCAATTAAAAGCTAGAGGAGATGGAAAACTTGCCGCAAGATTAGAGGGTGCTTTTGACCTAGAAAATCCAGAAGGTGTCCTTGACACTATTTGGAACGAAACAGGCGGTAAGATAAATCTTAACGATGGAGCTGATACAAAAGATCTTGTTACAAATTTCAGATATGGTAATGAAACAAAGGCTCTTGCCGAACAACAAGAATCACTTATTAAGTCACGAAATACAACACGAAATATAAAAGATATTAGAGATTCACTAATAAATAGATTTTCAAGAGAAATAGATTCACCAAACGAATACAAAAAGATGGTTGATGATATTGATGAATACGTTGAAAAATTAGCAACAAATAAAAAGGGAACAAAAATATCTTCTGTAGAAAATGCTAAAGAAGTTGATATATTTAAAGAAAATAAAAAGATACGTGGTGACTTTAATTGGGAAAAGAAAGGCCAGAAACAAAACTTTAAAAAGATTAGTCAAGCAGTTGATGATATTATCTTTGATTCATCTAACCCTGATGCTGCAATGTCGCGAGAAATTCAGACAGAGTTAATGAAGCGTTATGATGCTGCAGACTTACTTGAAGCACTACAAGGTGTTGTACCTAAACCTATTATAAAGCCGTGGGTATCTCAATTGATTGGTGGTATGGCAGGTTATGCAACAGGTACAGGACCTATTACAAGTTTTGCAGCAGCACAAGCTGGCAGCAAAGGGGCACAGGCTCTTAACAAGGCAGCTGGAACTGTTACAAAACAAGGGTTAAGAGGTACTCCTCTTACTAAAGCTATTGCTGATATTAAGAGTGCTGATAAAATGAATACACTTCGTAATAAGATTGATAATGCTATTGTTACTAATAAGACAAAGCAATCTCAAATAAAAACTCTCCGTAAACTAATGAATGAAGTCGGATCTGAACTAAAAGGTCTTAAAAAAGATATAAACGCTAAGAAGTTATCGACAGATATTGAGAATGCTAAAAGTCTAAGAGAAATTGAAAAAGCAAAACAAGGTCTCAGAAATCTAATTGACTCTTATAATGTCAATCCTGAGACTCCTCGGTTACCTGCAGCTAGTAGTAATGTTCCAACTGGGTTTAGGTCAACTTCTAAGAATATGATACCTATACAGGTACCACCTGGAGGATTCAGTAAAGCTAGGATCGGAGACAGTCTAAGAGATACTATAAGATAATCTTGTAATTATATGAAACCATCATTTTTAAATTCTACATTATCACTTGCATTTATTTTATGTGTTATAGCAGTCATTGTTCTTTTATTTATGAATATTGAAGTTAATGATAAGATTTTATCTGTTGTAACAGCAGTTGTAGGAGCTTACATTGGATCACGACTTCCTAAATATGAAGATACACCAAAGGTAATCAGTTTACCAACTGAAACACTTGAATAGTATGGAAGGAAAACTCACAGATCACTTTAATTGGGGTGAGGTTATCACAAGTGACACTGCAAAACGTTTAGGATTAAAGAATATACCGACATCTGAAGCTATTGAAAATCTAAAAGCACTATTTAATAATGTCATTGAACCTTTGCGTGTAGCATACGGTAAACCGCTACAAATAAACTCTGGATACAGGTCACCTTCAGTCAATAAGGCAGTAGGTGGTGTTGCAACATCACAACATACAACAGGTCAAGCATGTGATATAGAACCAGTACAGCCAGGGTACGAAAAAGATTTCTGTTTATTTGTTATCAGTAAAATAAATGAGTTACCAATTGATCAGATTATTATTGAATTTGCAGATAAAGAAGGGAGACCTAATTGGATGCACATATCACATACATCTAACCCAAGACGTAATATATTACTCGCTGAAAAACAATGTGGTAAAACAGTATATATTCCTGTTACAAATGACGTACTTATCTCACGTAATATAAAATGTGCTACTACTATTGTAGATCAGCCACAGTACGACGATATGTCTCAGTATTTCACTGATATAGAAAATGCTATTGAAAGACTTAAACACAAAGTGTACAACGACTAAGACACCCTTGCAGGTGTTTTTGTTTTGGTATATAATATATAAAAATATATTCATCAACTAAATATTAAAAAAATGAAAAAAACAATTATTACACTATTTGTATTAATTCTTGCTTTTGCAAAAAACTCATCAGCACAATTAGACACAACATTCGTTCCTGTAAAAATGGCGTATTTCTACGGTGAATCATCAGAAAAAGGTGCAGATCTTTTCTGGGCTACACATTCTGAAGTAAACTCATTATTATTTGAAATAGAAATATCTGAAAATGCTTCTACTTTTAAAAAAGCTGGAACAGTTAAATCTTTTGGTAACTCAACATCTCTTATATCATATTCAATACATCTTGATATAGACAAATCGTTTTATGCGAGATTAAAACAAATTGATAATGACGGTAAGTATGAATATTTTGATATAATACACGTTGAAAAAGAATCATCTAATTTACCAAATAGATTGATAGGTTGTTCAGTACTAATTGCAGACGGAGAATTAGCATTTGTAGTTTCTACAGACGGAAAAATAATACCAGTAATCGATGGAAATATATTCGGTATTCACGGAATACTTATTATAAAATCATCATCAGGAATTATATATTCCAAGAAAATTTAAATCCCCCTGAGCGTAGTTGCTGTTACCGTGAGAGTCGGGACGGGGGACCATATAAAAAGTACCTGTAAATAGGTACTTTTTTGTTTACGCAATATTCCTTATATAAACAAATACACCGATTTCGTTTATATTCACACACCCAATACAAACAAAACTGGCATATTTAATACAAATTTCGTTATTGTAATACCTTTTTTAATACAAAAAAAACACCAATTACGGTGTTTTTTTAATAGTATTAAATTCTGTACCCTATATTAGGATTCAGTACCATAGAATTCCACTGTTTGACGTGCATTTTTCCATGGTTAGAGCTTGTAACAGTAAACTTATATTTATCACCGTCTTTTTTTACGATAACATCACAGCCATTCATTCCGCATGATTCCTCATAATAAACATAGTTACCTTCTGTTTTTTTCTTTACGATTATGTGTGGAGTAAATCCGCGCATAAACTCTTTGTAGTCTCTATGTTCCTTATCGAAACGTGCAGTGTCTACGATGAATTGCTGGCTTTCCGTACCAAATGTGACGTAAACGTCTTTTGGCTGCGGTCTGTTGTTTCTTGAACAGTACTCGCAATACATTGTTCTTGAGATCATACTGCAAGTTTTAGTTGGTTAGGATTCTCTTGTTCTTTTTTTACAATAACAACCTTGTAATCAGGATCCATCCATACGTTGTTTAATTCCCAGATGATCTTGTGTGGTTCTTTACAACCAAAAAGGATATGCCAGGCTTTGTGTTTTTTGTCGGTAACCATTGAAATGTTACCGTTATCATCCGTGCCACCGTTCGCACGGCATTTTCTGTGATGCTTTGTAAGCTGTCTCATTTTTTTAATATTTAATTGTTTAAGAATAAGTTCACTATAATTATATACCTTTCTTTTTTTACTTGCAAATAGTTTTCCACATAAAAACACCAATTAAGGTGTCTCTATACTGATATTACTTTTGACGTATCGCACTTGATCTGTTTACCTTGGTACATAACAACATCTTTATTAATACAGGTACGGTATGAAGTCCACAGTTTACCGTCTCCGTCTTTTATTTTTCTTGCTAAAAAGTCTAGCGCGAAGTGTGGATTTTTAGCTTGTTCTGGAGTTATTCTACCACCCCAGAATCGCATATTGATCTGTACTAGACCGTATGCTGACCAATCCTTGCCTCCATCATGCTGTACATAGCTATTATAGTTATATTGTGATTCGTTAGCTACAATTAATTGCATAGTACGCCTATCTACACCGTAATAATCGGCATATTCATTGACGAGCTGTGCAATGTACCTTTTGTCTGTAAAATCCTCTACACGGGCATTTTTATGCGTTTCAGAGGCTTCTATAGCTATTGTCTTTGTATATTTTTGTATGCAGATAATGGCAGTTATTGATAATATAAGCATTACAAAAAAGATACGTTTTAAATGTTGTTTCATATAGTATCCCTGTCTCCCTGGGAACGTACGCCGTACCGTGTTTCTGTGTTCTGTATGTATAGTATAGCAAATGTACCTATCAAGGTCTATCGACTATATTGTATATATGTTGTGTATTTTAATCAACAAAAAGCCACCGTCTCCTGGTGGTTTTTCATTTATGCAACTGTATCAGTAACTTCGTCAGATACTTCAGTAACTTCGTCAACTGTAGTTTCATCTTCGATTACTGTAGCGTGCCCAGTACCCTTTGAGGGTTCAAAAGATTCTACTTCAGTTACTTCTTCTACCAATGGCATGATTGTTTCTTCCATGAGTTTATTTAAGTTGGATTAATAATGTATAAAGTATACACCTTACTGTATACTTTTTCAATAGGTTATTGGGGGCTGAGAATAGACAATATGTTAGGAAGCATATTGATATTTGCTTCTTGCCAATCTTTTTGTTGTTTTAGCATTTCCTCAGCTTTAATGACAAGATCATGGTCAATCTTTATCTTATTTTTACGAGCTGCTTCACACATTATAATACCATACTCAAACCCTGTAATAAGTGAGTTAGCGTCTAATGCCGTCACATCGTTTATGCCAATCAGACGGTAAATTGAGTTCTTGACTTGATAAAATATATCCAATATGTTTTTCACAGTAATTCTTTTCATGTTTTATATTAATGAAGTTAATAATAAGTAACAATACAGCTATTGCAAATATAACTATTATTCTTTTCATATTTATGATTTATTTTTGAAAATAATAATGAACAACCCAGCAACGATGATACCTAGTATAAAGTATAACATATATTTTAATTAATTAATTAATATCTAGTATTTCTAATATTTTTTGTAATTTTTCACCATTAATAAGTTCAGGATTGTAACCAAAATAGTATTGAACAGTATCATTCTTTACAAAGTAATGATCTTCACGGTTTCCTTTATCACTTGTCCAAGATTCTTTTATCATACATTTGATAACGCATTACCTCACGTGTGAGGGTTTTTAGGTGGTTAATTATTTATTGATTAAAGAACTTCTACTATTAAATATATTATCATTAGTCCTGTGATTACTATCAGCACCCCAGTTATTGCTGAAATCATCATATCTTTGTTTCATTGGTGTATGCTATGTCACCGAAACGGGCAATGAAGTCTTGGAGGTTAATCATAATGCACCATAGTTATAGCGGATAAAAAAATAAAAAATACAAATATTCCAAAACAAAACATAAAAGGATACGGATCTAACATTGCGAATGAGAACAAACAACCAATCCCCAATGACATTAACGCAGCAGAAAAGAAAAATTTACTTATTTCATTCATACCTTTGTTTTATTAGCTTTCCCATTCGGCGGGTTATTTAGTAATTCGTATGATATAGTTCCGTCTTTAACGAATTTTTCAACCGATACCTTTGTGAACCGATGAGCAGGAAAGTAATCTCCTGCTTCGATTCCAAGGCTTTTGAAAGGTCTGTTGCAAATATAAGTTAACTCTTTGTTTTCATTGTCCATAATATTATTGTAAAAGTTTTTCAATATCAGATAGTTCGACCCTATCTTCTCGTTGGTCAGCGTTGATATAAATATCAGTGATTTCGTTTATGATTTTATTATTAATTTTCTCAACAAGTTCTGGGACTTTTTCTCTGAGATAAACTATGGTCATATTACGACCTTGTATTCTACCTTGTTCAATCGGGTCTTCTGGCATGAAATATGGAACATCAACCTCTCCAATCGTCTCAAGTATTAAGTTTGTTAGGTGTTTTTTTAGCATAGGTGTTTATTTAAAATGTTCATCTATATATTTTTGAACATCAGTATCATTAGGATTTGATAATGTTTGCTGTACAAACATACCGAAGTTAAAGATAGTTGTCACATCTATTTTCATTTGAACATTTTGTGTTCGGTGTGTCATAAATACTTTATCATCTTCCATAGACAATAAAACTAAATTTTCTTTATATTTTTTCATAACATTATTTTAATAATTCTAATAAAAACTCACAAAACTCATCTGACTGGTCTAGGATATTGTCTTTTTCTAGGTTGTATTCAACACATCGTGAATACATCTGACTGTATATGTCTACCTTATAAAAACATCTTTCATAAAGTGTATAATTTACTCCTTCATCTACTTTAGATAATGCAAGTAATATGTCAGCAAGGCGTATTTTTTGTTGTTCATATTTTTCTCCTTGTTCTATACCTAGTGAATAAGCATAGTCAAAGTTTCCACCAGAGTCTTCGTATATACTATCGGGATACTTTGTTTCTATTTTCTTATGCGGTAGCAGTTCGTAAATACGTTCTGCACATTTTTGTTGTGGTGACATAGTTATTTTAGTAAATAAGTTATAAAAGATAGCAATATGACAAAAGTAATAATAATTTTATTAGTAAGTATTAATATAGATTTGCAATTATTACACTTATAAAAGAAACTTCCATGAGTAACTTTCTCTAGCCAGTTGTATTTTCCACAAGCAATACATTTCCGTGGAATAAGTAAGAAATATTTCTCCATATATTTTATTTAATCAACTACAGGGATATGGGCAGAGCAGTGATTTGACGAGACGGTGTTGTTAGGGTAGCTCCCACCATAATTTTACTGACTTTACAGTCCTTTTCTTTTTACTCGTATAGTCACACTGCAGGAACATCTATATCCTTTCTCGGCATAAAGCGGAGATACAATACCTAGTTTTATAGTTCTTTTAAGCGTATACCTTTTCCGCCATCTACCCCTGTCTCTGTAGTTGATCTGTTATTACATTATGTGCCTTTGGGGAAAGGTTATCTACTCTCCAACGCCTTGTATTCTTCTGTTGGATAACTTGGGCTTCTGTAGTCAGCAAGATAAAATGTTGTGGAGCGACCACAATTCATCATTATTACCTGTTTTCAGGTTGTGCGACAGCCACGCTGTTTCCCCCAACGACACACAATGTGTCTTATAAATTATTCTGATAACCTTGCTTCTATTATTTTTATATATTCTTCTTCTTTTTCAATACCAATGTAATCTCTTTTTAGATTTTTACAAGCAAGTAGTGTTGATCCAGAACCTGCGAAAGGGTCAAGTACTACTGCATTTTCTTTAGTTACAAGTTTTACTAGGTACTCCATAAGAGCTATTGGCTTTACAGTTGGGTGGTTGTTTTTATTTGGTGCTTTTTCACTACCATATTTACCAGATGCAGAATTAACATCTTCTAAGTAGTTACCAATTCCACCACCTCCTCCAACTGTCTGTTTCTCTTCCAACAACTCACACCCTTTATTCCTTTCGCTCTTACTTGCTTTAGCACAGTAGAAAAATCTTTGGCTATCATTAGGAAACAACTCTACTACTTCATCAGAGCCATCGTGGATTAGGTTTGCTGGGAATCTGCCTAGTTGTTCAGGTCTTTCAAATTCTTTTCTTTTACTTTCATACAATCTAGTACAAACACCCTCTGCACTATCAAATAAAACTCTATCTCCATCATCTATTTGTGGTAATTTACACCAACTATAAGTTTCAGGGGATTCAAGATTTTGTTTTAATTCCGACCAAACATAATCCTCATCATCTAACCATTTATCAATTAGCCATTTGTATTCGTTCTTGTACCAATATTTTTCTCCGTGATAATCAACTTCTGACATATAAACATCAGGTGCAGAGCCAGCAGAATTATTACTCGTACATTTACCTTGTGGAGTTGCACTAGCTTTGTCTGATTCTCCTTGATATTCCACCCTACTCCCATCTATATTTATACCACCTGTTCCCCATTTAAGGACATTCTCCGCTACGGTTTTTTCACTTAAAGGTTTACGAGCTACTGTGATAGGTTCTAGTGCTGGCTTAAGAGCTGTTCCCCATCCTTCGTATGGTGAGTTGCCTTTGGTGAGTGTCACTTCAATGGGTTTTACACCGACAGCGTTTGTGTTACTTCCGTATGTGCCACCCTTTTCTTTTGTGCTTTGAGCGGCATTACCACCAAGCAGTTGAGTGCCGACTACCTCCCTCTCATTCCCCTGCAACTTATCTACCGCCTTGCCTATATTCAAACTCTTAGGAAATCCTGACCCATATACCCAAGCAATCATATCTCTTATCTCAAACCCAGCGTCTTCTATTCTGACTGCCATTCTGTGTTGGGTTCTAGTTCCTGCAAAAGCTAATAAGTATCCACCTGGCTTTAATACCCTTAAACACTCTTGCCATATTTCTGTACTTGGTACGTCATAATCCCACTTCTTACCCATAAAAGAAAGACCGTATGGTGGATCTGTAACTACCGCATCAACAGAGTTATCTTGTAATTCTTTTAATTTTTCTAAACAGTCTCCGTGTATAATTTCTCTCATATTATTCTTTAGTTATTCTGATAAAAGCTCTGGATTTTCGTAGATGTTACCGATAATTTCAATAGGACGTTTGTAGACAGAAGCGTGATGAGCAAATCCAACTAATGGTTGCTTATCACCCATCCAATCGCCGTCACCAACCCAATTAATAACATCGATTAAATCGTCACTAATCTTAACAATATCCCCCTCATAAATCTCTTTTCCGTTTTTATCTTTTAGTCCTGTGTATTGCATAATAGGGCATTCACAATTTCCCATAAAAACACATACATTACCCGTATAATCAACTTCCATTCCAGATGTAAACATTGCATTTTCTATTGGGTCATAAAATCTAAACTTAATTTCTCTCATATTATTCTTTAGTTAGTCTTATAAATTATTTTAATAATTTGACACTATTTTTTTTATTTTATCATTTTGATTTAAAATACAATCTTCTAAAGTATCTTCAAATAGCGGCAATGTAGTTGGTATAAGATTTACTGAATTAGGTTCAACTGGTAGTATCCTATATATATGTTCTATTGTATTCTTTAAGTAAGGAATAAGATGTCCTTTATTTTTTAATTTTAAAACATTATTTCCTGAAAGGATATCGTATATTATACAAACCTTTGTTTTAACATATATTTCTTTAAAATCTTCATATGACATAAATATTATTCTTTAGTTACCTTGTAACCGTTAGCTTGTAAATGTTCTATAGCCTTTTGTGTTTCGTCTGGTATAGGTTGTGATTGTGTAGGCTGTTTTATGGTGTAGCCTTCTCTTATAAATTGTTCTTTTGTGTATGCGACACTATAAGTGTCCTTATCGTCAACGTAACTTGTAAATATAAGTCTACCACATATACCAAGTACAAAACGCACAAATTCATCATTATATTTAATAACATCCCCCTCCTGTAAATTATCCCATGTTATTTCTGTGCGGGTGTCTACGAGTTTTAGGTCTGTGACATCTTCATCTGTAAAGTCATCACCTAACTTCCATACACGTTCATAGTCTCCAAAAAAATCTTCGGGAGACATATAATAACCTTTTTTATTATTACAAAGACATTTAACTCCATATTTATTGATACCAATCATAGCATCATCAATATATACTCCATCAATGTAACAGGTAACTTTGTCTCCGTGTTTGAACCTTTTCATATTACATAATAAAAAGTGAGCTAATAAATACAATAGAACCAAATATCAAAACTACTATTGCGAATTTTTCCCAAAAAACTTGATCATCTTCCATATTAATACATAAAACAAATCCCACACCAAGCTAGTCTAGCAATAGAGGACTTAGTGAGGGGTTTGTATTATTTATTGCTAAACTATTTAACCTCTATTGCCATCTTACTATACACCTACAATAATATCATGCAAGAGGTTAGAAAATAAAACTGTGGAAAACTTTTGATGTCATCTTATGTATACACACTATGTACAAATACCTCAGTTATCTCTTGTACTAAACGACCGTATTCATCGTTTCTTATATCAATCACATAAGAGCAAGAGCACCAGGGTACCGTGTAAGCGTGTACGCACAAAAGGACATCATGTAAAAAATATATTGTGACCTTGTGGATGGAATACCATCATGTTTATTTTATAGATTTATAATATATGTTGCAAGTTCTTTTGCTTTGTCTTTTGCAATAGACTTATATTCAATTATCCTGTCAAGGTATACAAAACAACAACAGTCATCATAGATGAGACCTACCCATGATGTCATACCAGGTGGTAGTGATAGTGTGTCACATGGTTTTTGACGCGGATCAGCATCTGAGAGTTTCCATACAAGACCTGACTCTTGAAATGCAGTGAGTGACGGTATCTGATGCGGTTGAAAGTCTGTTAATCGTATGGTATTGCCTTTTGTTTGCTTGTACTCAATAGCACCATAGATACCGAGTTTTTGTAACATCTTATCAAGGTCGGTTGTTTTTTTAGCTTCTCTATGTTTCATATACTCCTTCGATGAAATTCTGCCCTGATAATATCGCCTTATGACATGCCTCGTCTGAACCACCTTTTGTAACAATATGCACGAATAGATTTCCTTTGAGATTGTTAGCCCTAAGCGTTCTCCCAAGACTCTGAATGTAATGCACAAGCTGGTAATTTTTACTCGCGAATATGGTACAACGGAATCCAGGGAGTTCATACCCTGCCGATATACTACATTGTGCTATAACAACTACTTTATCAGCCCCATTGGCTGTAGAAATGACGTTCTCACGATCTTTTGTAGCTCCAGTGAGCGTGAGTATTGTATACCCTCTTTCGGTTAAATACAGTGCAATCTGGTCAATTTGAGCGGTATAATTCGCAAATATGAGTATCTTCAGAAATTCCTCACAGAGTTGTTCGATAACCTCAAGTTTTTCGTTATGAATATGTACCGTTTCTTTTGACATTGAGAATGTCTTTCCACCATCGTGAGTCATATCTACACCATAGAGACAACCGTTTTCAATAGTACGAACCTTGGCACGGAGTACCATAGGATCCGTGGTCTCTATGTTTTGTTTTGCAATTTCATGCTTCTGTTCAATTGTAAGTGATACGTACTTTGTTTCATGAATCTGGTCAGGTACATCGAACCAATCATCCAGTCTCCCTATATACCCCATTTGATGTATATAGTCAGTGAGTTCGTCCTGTGACTGTTTATCACTTCTTGGGATCCAAATACTCCGCCATCCTTTTTTACGTTCGATATAGTATTTAGATCTGAATGCAAAAAACTCAAAATTAAATGGATTACCAAAAAGCATCGATAATGCGTACACGTTCATTGGTTTTGATACAGGTGTCGCAGTACATGGGTAAAATCGTTTAGGTTGGTGTTTCTTTAGGTAGTAATACAACGCTTGAAACATGAGACTTGATTTCGGTACAATCTTTCTGTCTTTTGTTTTTGTATCAGTGGTGACCCCATGAGTGAAATAATGAGCTTCATCGACAATGACTGTATCAAAGTATGGTAACTCCTCCCAGTCACGTCTGAACTCCTCTTTAGAAATTACATGTATCTTTTTATCGATACCGAAGTTTAGCGCAGTGTTTTCAAAGTTACGATCAATCTTCTGCTGTTTAGGTACGATACAGAGTATAGAACCTTCTGCGAGTTCAAGCACGGTACGGCTTTTCCCTGAGCCAGTGCCCTGAAAAATACCAGTCCAAAGTTTATTATCCTCGATTATTGCTTTTTGGTGTTGGTATAATGGTTTCATAAATTTCATTCGTTACGTTGCAGTCAACGCATTTATATGCGTATTGTTTTTTACCTAGATAACCAATAACTTCATATATGTTACTTTTCTTTACAATACCACATCGTCCACATTTTATCCCAGCACTTATACCCACCCTAATAGGATCTGCTTCTGGTTTTTTTGCGACCTCTTGTCGTATTACTTTATAAGGTGTCGGCTTGAGTGGTGCTTGGTATTTTGATTTCTTCCCGATACATTCACTACATCTCAGGATGCTCGTGCATTTGCACAGTTGTTTTTTCATATTGTTCCCATGCTTCTTTAATTTTCTGATAAGTTTCTTTGATACGCTCCTCGAACATGTCAAGTTCACGTTCAGTGAACCGACGCTCAAACGTGGTGATTTTACCTGTTACTTTGATTTCTTTATTATTTGAAAATCCATCAAGGGCTGCTTCAGGTGTATAATTAACTGTTTCAATCCAATCCAAGTGACAGTACTCTGGCATTTTACCTGTAACATTACGAAGCATTACTGCATAAAAGAGGAGTTGCCCATGCTTATATACTTTAGGATGTGTCCAAGGTGCCTTACCTGTTTTGTACTCACGAAACGTGTTTGTCTCTGGATCATAACTGTCAATATATGACAAGGTCGGTACATCATCGATGAGAGTCTCGAGCTTATGTTCTGGTGAAGAGTACACGACAAGGTCGGGGAGCAGGTCTTTGTGTTTACCTTCCTCGATAAGTTTAGCAATGTAGCCTCCGTACTTCATCTCTGGTGTTCCTTCGTCCCAATTACCACCGAAATACTGTGCTATATAACGTGTTGGGTTCTTAGAAAAAAGATCCAATTGCGACCAAGAAATATAATTCTTCATACCTAGTTCTTAGATGGTGTGAATCGGAGTGACGGTTCTTCGGTATAGGTTGCTGTCAGTTCATTCTTTGCTACTTCTTTAGCTATTTCAAGTTTTGTACTTAGTGAAATAACATCTTCTGGGTATGTCCACTTTTTAAGTTTAGATACCGTAAACGACCCCACTTCATTTTGTAGTTTGTCGTTACCGTCTGTGAGCATTCCTTTCAGAATCTCGTCACGGATTGAGTCTTTCATTTTAGTTAATTCCTTGATTTGTAGATCAATATCTGCGTATGTCTGGTAGAGAGATTGTTGCATATAAGTTTATAGTTCTAGTTCTGATAAAATTTCAAGCATTACGTTCTTATTGATGATAAGCCCGTCAGCTTCACAGTCAGTCATTTTATTTTTAATATAGCGGACTAATTCGTTTACAAGAATCTTATCGTCAGGATACACCATAGGTATATCGTTCATAAAATCTACGTTATGTTTTGTGTTTGTGTCGTGCTTCATCTGCTCCTCTTGGGTTATATCGTATGACATAAAGATAGTTATAGATTATTCATCTTCACCTGGTAATGTTGGTTCTTCGCCTAGGTCTTGAATGTGCTGTGGTATGTAATCCACTTGATTCTCAAGATACCAATCAATGATCGTCCGTACGACTTCAGACTGGGTTACCTTACGTTTCAGCGAACGTTGCTGGTCAAAGGCAGTCTGTTCAATGAAGTTCTTTTGCTTCTCTGTAACATGGGCATATAAGATGTGTGTTGTTTCTTGCATATGCACAGTATATCACCTTTATAATATCATGCAAGCATATAACAAGGTAAAATAAAAAAAGCTGTGGAAAACTTTTTTTATCATTATTTTAATTACTTTTTAATAAATTCAAGGCGTCTTTGAATCCTACATTTTCAAGTGCCATGACAATATCTATCACGTCACCGAACTTGCCGCATGAATAACATTTTACAGTATTTGGATAACTTGAATCGAAATCGTTGTAGTACATTGATGGGTTACGTTCATTGTGAAATACACAACATGCAACACAATTCTTAAATTCAACGTAATTCGTTATCGGTACTTTGCGTACCTCCTCGACGCTGGTTCGTTCACCATCGGTGTAAACCTTTGGTCGGTATTTACTTCGGTATATATCAGTTAGTATGTCTAATAATTCATTTCTATATATTTCATCTTGTACAGTAGTTTCTATATATGACTGGATACGGTTTATCTGTGCTTTTGATTTTATTGGAGTGGTTAGAGTAGTGTAGAGATAGCTATCAACTACTATCTTCGGTGTAAAGCGTTTGGTTCTATAAATATGTTCGCATATATCTTTTTCTGGTAGTGATAATATTTCCACCGATTTAACTTTATTAAGCAGTTTTTTATAAAGAGAAACACTTGCTTTTTTACCTGGCACATCATTATCGAAACATATTCGTACATCTCTATCCTTGATTAATTCTGTCCATTCATTGTTCCATGAGCTACATCCACCCGTACTTGATACTGAAATATACCCAAGTTTAATGAGTGCCATACAATCTAACTCACCCTCTACAATGTACACAATACCTTCTTTATTTAATGATTTACTATTAAATAGTGCCATTTTAGCCCCATTGTCATACATGTATTTTATGTCACTATCGAACATTCTATATTTTGAAAAGAGATACATCCCGTCAGAATCTGTAACACGTATTTCAATGTTGTTTCTTGTTTCATTGACACGTATATTATTTGGAAGATTACCAGGATCGATACAGTGTTCGATTAGGTACTTGCTGTATTTAGAATTCATATCCGTTTATTACTTCTTTTACAGAAAGCGTTGATATAAGCTCATCGTTGATAAGAAAGAATCGGTTAATCCTCGCCCCACCACGCATAACACGTCGTTTCTCCATACCCATACGTTTGAGTATTGTACCAATAATCATTTCATCGTATCGGGTTATCGCCTTCTGTGCGAACCCTTTGTTTATAATATTGTCATAGATAAAGTTAACAACAACCCCATCTGCCCGCTGGTCTGGTGTGAGTGTGTTCCAAAACCAATCTTCGATAATGTTATGCCACGGGTGTTCTTCTTGTCGCATACTTTGTTGTCGCGCTGTTTCTTCGTCTGGAAACTCGTAAATCGTTTCGTTAAGTTTCATAACACGGTGGTATGCTTCGGCGTATAACTGATCTCTATTTTCTTTGAGCCATTCAATATCTGCACCTTCTGCACGTTCTAATGCAACAGGTAGCCATCTACGATTTCCTGTATCATCCTTGAGGTAATTGTCATCGTTTGTGGTCATAGTAAACACACAGCGTCGCTTGAACTCTTTTACGGTCTTTTCGTATGGTGGTCGGAATTTGTCAACCTGTGTTGTCACAATAGCCTTCATACGTTTTGTTTCAGTCCGTGACATAGTTTCGCCTTCTGAAAACTCTATGATCATATTACCTTGAAATTGCATAAAGAAGTCCTTTGTTTCTGTTGACATAGTTGTTTCTACATACCAATCTCCACCGAGAACTGCAAGTGATGTTGACTTTTTAGCTCCTTGTTTCCCTTCTAAGGTAAATACATAGTCAAACTTACACCCTGGAACCATAACACGCTTTACAATACCTTTTAAAAAATTTGACCCTACAGCAGTATGATATTCGTCATCAGGCGTCCCGTATACAACCGATAGCCAGGTATCTATGCGTGGTGTTTCATCCCATACAAGAGATCTAAAATAATCTTTTGCGGAGTCAAATTCATTTTTCTTTGCAGTCTGATATATTCCTTCGTACACCATGTTCTGTGATACTTTACGCAAGAATGGGTAGTTTATTGAAAGGAATGATTGGACTTTACCTATATCAAATTCTTCAAATTTTCTATTATTTATAATTAAATCGTGGGTGAAGTTGTCATACTTGATTTTAAATTCATCTGTGTTGTTTAGTATTCGTACAATATTTTCAACACACATGTCTGGAATCTTGACTTTTTCCTTATTTAATGTACATAGGAAATCTATATTTTTTGGTGTTCTATCCATAAAATTTGCTGTTTAAAGAATAATGTTTAGCGAGGTTAATAATATGAATTACAATGTCTATCCAACACACCACAACCTCGCTAAAGGTACAGCATGATGTGAAGGATAGACACTACAATCCAGTACAAAAGATTATACTCTTATGCTATTTTTTGTGCAACCTATTGACAGTTTTGTGTTCATAAAACTGTGGAAAACTTAAAAACTTGACAAAATCGTTATTTTTTTATGGCCAAAAAATGGTGTTTTTGAAAAGTTGAACCCTTATAAAATAAGGTTATTTTTTTTCAAAAATTGGTAAAAAAGGGGTAAAAACAGTGTTTGTGGTGTAATTTTTAGGCTGTCAAGTGTGGCAAAGGTATGGCAGAGGTGTTATTTTAGCCTTATTTTACGTTGGTCTGCCATACCTGCCCTACCATACCTGTGTTTTCCTTACCTTTCATACAGAAATATATATATATAATATTATTATACCTAATTTAGGTATGGTAGGTATGGCAATGGTATTTAAATCTTATTCTATAAGGTCTTAATCACTGCCATACCTATTGCCATACCTATTTGTATGGTAGGGCAGGTATGGCACACTGTTTTTTATTAAGTTTTCCACAGTTTTGTTTCTGTATTACTTGCGTGATATTATTGTAGTGGTATACTCTAGGTACAAGAGGGAATTTATTATAACCATCTCTCTTTGTAATTTTATATGTTTGAAGGATTCACAAAAAACGAGCCTAAAGGTTCAGGAAAGTTTGTATCTATTGCTGATGGTAAATTTAAGGTTAAAGTACCTGAAGGTACAGAAGGTGCAGTTGCACGAACAAAGGAAGATGGTGGTGTTGTACACGAATTGATTTTTGATAAACTCAATGCAGTTATTAAATCAGTTAATGCGGTTGACAGTGAATGGGGTAAGAAACTTGAAGTTACAGTATCTACGGAGAAAGGTGATGATTATACTATTTCGGTAGGGTACGCATCAAGCTATGCTATTAGTCTTTTACGAAACCTAACATCTGCTAATTTCAAGTCAGGTGATATTATTGAGTTTGCTCCCTACTCATTTGAGACTGAAGAGAATGGTAAGACTAAATTGATGATTGGTATCTCTGTTAAGCAGAATGGTGAGAAGTTAAAATCACGTTTTGAGAATATTGAAGTACCAGCCTGGAAGGAGTTTATGGTGAATGGTGCTAAAACGTTCGATAAGACCGATCAGATTGAGTTTTTGCTCAATGACGTAGTTAGTGCCATCTCTAGCGTTAAAACGTCACCAGAGGCCTCACAGGACGTCACAGAGGCTGTTAATAACGAAGCATTAGATTTCTAATATATGATGGTAATATTAACATTGCTCTATATCCTTTCAGGATTTCTATTTGTTATTTTAATCCTCGGGTTTATTAATGAATATTTTGAAGGTAAGAAAAAGGAATGTGAGGTGGTATGTACTAAGGACATTATCCAAGGTATTAAAAAACGGTCTGTAAAAAATATTACTAAGCCTACCAAAAAACAAAAGGTCACTACTGATATGATTAAGGTTAATGGTAAGACCAAGATTGTAAAACGTGATAATAAAGGTCACTTTACAAAATAGTATGATCCGTCTTGCTATTATTATATCATTTATGATATTCTTTATTATGACGGTTGTGATTGGAACATATTAGAATATTTTCTAAATATTTGAAAATCCAAAAGTCAATTTCCGATAATGCCTTAAGGAGAAAATTTTGTACATGTTGTTATTGTTTCAGCTTGCTAGACAGATAATACGTTCAATGTACTTTATATTTTTAATAAGGCTTAATCTTAAAAGCGGTACTGTAAAAGGTACTGTTTTTTTATATAGTTTTTAAAATTTGAAACATCTTGAACATTTTGAATATCTTGAATCACTATAATGATGATTACCTTTTGTATAAAAAGTTTTCCACAGTTTTGTTTTAATTGTACTTGCATAATATTATGATAGGTGTATACTTAAATTGTTATAGATTGCGCAAGGCTTTGAACGGCTAAACGCTTTTATTATTAAATATCTATAGCAAGCAATTATGAAAATTACAGCAGATCAAATGTTGCAGGTTTTAAATCGTGATGGGTTCTATTATCGAACAGAATATCACAATTTTAATCAAATATCAGATATATTAAAAGAATGTTTAGAGGATTATAACAAAGGAGACATTGTCGACGATGATAATGATATTAATGATAATTTCCGTGAGTTTATACAGGAATATTGTGACAGTTCAACCCCAATATATTATGCACAGCGTGCTGAATGGTTTGGCGAAAACTGGGGCGCTGTAAATGAATACATTGAAAATATAGGTACCGAACGTATCACAGATATAATGGATATAATCGGTGCAGCATATTGTTACAGTCTTGAAAATGGAGTTATGGAATTATTTGATCATATTATCAGTGAAGTAAAAGAAAATAATTAATCATATGAACTATTTTGAATCACAGAAATTCCAGGACACAATAAAAGGAGCTGAAAAACTTGCAATTAAATTGCGACAGAGTCCTAAAAATAATACGTATGAGAATTACGGACAGAAAGAAATAACAAAGTTTATTGACAGTATTAAAGACTACAGCGCACAGGGTGCTGCATTAGAAGTTTTTGCAAAGTATAATTTTTAATCATATGAAAATAATCAATACGGGAGTTTTCTATTTTGAGAAATCAGATGCCGCATATAAAGGGTACATATTTCTTGAATTGTCAGAATTTAATAAAGTTATAAAATCAATAATGAACAATAAAGAAATATGCGAATATGTAAACGGGACAGGTCCTTATCCTTATTTATCCAAAACAAGGACACGGAGTTTAATCGAGAGTAGTCGGACAGATCGTAAAGGGTGTACAGAGTATTCATTGGGCGTTTCTGTGAATGATTACATAATCAGAAAATTGAAAAATGAGAGTCGATACCATTATAAACCGCAGAACTATATTATCCGCGTGATCAAATAATATGAATATTTTTTATATCGATGATGCAAAATTTCAATCTAAAATGAAAGAAGTTAGAAATATAATTGAAGCACTGGAGCAAGGTTTTGATGATGATAGCGATAATGATATTTTGGAGCAAGCAATGAATCATTATTGCAGTATGTGGGATATACGCGAGGGTATGAAATATGCAATCATAATGACATTAAAAGATCAGTACGAGAATCATGCAGGTGAACAAGAGGACGACGACCTGGTTGAATTATCAGCTATTTTGAAATTATAATCATATGCAAACAGCACTATATCAAGTCAAATTTAGAGATGGTCGCACGTTTAATGTCTATTGTGGGAACAATAAGCAAAATAGAGATATTTTGTTATTTATAGCAAAAAATAAAAATACCATATTATCCCATGGGATAGTATCAAATGGTATTATTGATATGTTACATTTTAAAAAAACTTTTAACTTCAAATAATTATATGAATAATTATCAAACGCCAAAGGTTGCTGGATATAAATATATATATTTTGATAAAGGTGAATATGCTTTTTTAAACATTGATACAGGGTTGATTGAGTTTTTTAAAAAATCAAGAAATATTTCTGGTTGGGCATTAAATTATAAAAATACACAGCTTGAGTTTTGTCATTCTTATAATGATGGACAAATGTTGCAATTTATAAATGGTTTAAAAAAGATACAGAATTTTGGTGAACAACACCCATCTTTTAATTTTGCTTGTAGAGCATTAAAAAATTTATGTTAAATGTTATCATTGGAGGCGCTGCTATTGTATGGCTTGGTATATTGATTATCAGGTATCTAAACATTATCTTTGATGATAGATATTAAAAGCACTTAATCCCCTATGGGGGTTTTTTGTTTACAAGTATTTTATACTGTAGTATAATGGCCGTATATGCGACGTCCGAGACAAGGTTATACACAGAAACAGTTTGCGTACGCACAGCGGACTTTTGGTGGTGAGGGAGTAAGCAAGCGGCAGATTGCACTTGACATTGGTTACAGTGAATCAGTCGCGAATCACCCAGGTGTTAAGATCGAAGCGTCAGAGGGCTACAGCAATGCTATGAGCGCGCTTGCAAGTGAGACAGGTAACTTTGCACTACAGATATTCCACGCTTTAAAACATAAGGATCTATCAAAAGAGAGTGTCCCAGTGTTAATGAATAGCTTGCAAACAATAGCGAAGGCATGGGAGACGTTCACGCCAAAACAGCAAGTAAACAAAGGGGAAACTGATAATCCACTCCGTACGATACTGTTACAGCGTGTTGATAATCAAACAATAAACGCTATACCACCTGAAAAAGAATAGACGTATATTACCGACAACACATATTGTGCGACATTGGTATTGACATAGATATATATCTATGTTTTTTACTGCATATGGTATGCACCATATAATTTATATTTGTAAATATCTTGCTTTACTTTTTATGGTTTTGTTTTATTGCGTTGACGGGGTCACCCCTTCCGACCCCCCCCCCGTCTGTTAATAATAAAATAAGTACTACTAGATCTGTTTTATCAGGTCTTGCTTCTGGTGTATTTAAAATACCAGAAGGATTTGCATCATTAGGTGCAAGTATAATTGATTTAGGATTAGGAACTAAATCAGCTGAAAGTGTAGAAAAATTCTTTGCAGATATTAATCCATTTGATGAAGCTGCTGAAGCAACTACTGCTGGAAAAATAACTGAACTTATAGTTAATATAGGAGTACCTGGAGGATATGCATTTAAACTAGGAAGTAATTTAGCTAAAGAAGCTTTACTTGCTAAGAAAACTGGAAAATATTTAGATGTAACTGGAGATGTAGCAGGTGGTTTAAAAAAAGCAGATCAATTAACTAAAACAGAAAAAGCAATTCAATTTGGATCAGGAGCAATAGCTGGAGGACTTGCAGAAGCTGCGGCAGTTGGTGATGTAGAAGAAGCTGGAACATTTGGTGATTGGTTAGGAGGTCCTACTAAATTAGAAAGAACAGAAGAATATGATGCGGCTACTGAATTATTAAATAGAGCTAAGTTTGGATTAGAAGGTTCTTTATTTACAGGAATATTAGGTGCTGCTGGTGTTGGTATAAGAAAATTAAAAAATCAAACTGGAACTGGAAAAGCAATAGATGGAGAGCTTAATAAGTTTATAGATAAATGGGTATCTCAACCTTTAAGAGCTAGAGGTAAAATGACTCAAGAACAATTTGATATCTATAATAGAATGCAAGGTAATGTTGCTGCAGATTTAAATAGAGCTCAAAATGCTGCTTTTGATATTGATCGTAAAATAGATAATTTATTTCCTTTTTTTAAAAGAGCTTTTGGAGATAAAACTGTAGCAAAAGAAAGATCAGAATTACTTTCCGAAATGAATGATGTTTTATTTTCTGGTGAAAAAGGTGCTATGACACCTTCTTACAACATGATCGATGAAATAGATCCTACTACTGGAAACAAAACAGGAAAACAATTATTAGATATTAACTTTGGAAAAATAGATCCAATTAAACAAGAAAGTTTTCAAAACAAATTAATTAATAAATATAAAGCAGATCCGGCAGATGTATCTTCTATATTTGAAAATATTG